CACTTATATCTGTACCGCCAGTTGTAGCACCGAGAGCCAAAGTCTGTGCAAGAGTTTCATTAGTGTCTGTCCAAGGGACATTTACAACCATTTGATCAGAACTATTATGTTGAATGCCATAAGTTCTGCTCGCAGTTGCACTAACAGCATTAGCTGTAATGGATTGATCAGTATTACTAAAAAGTTTTGAAACACCCAAATGTGTAGCTGTAGCCACTGGACTTGGTGTGCTTGGATCGCCAATAAGATCTAATTTGTCTGTAAATGCTTGGCCGCCAATCGCTAAAACATTATTAGAAGAATCACCAATAAAAAGTTTTTTTGAATCTGACTTAAAGCTATATGCTAGTTCACCAGAATCTAAAGAAGTTGGCGTAGCAGTGCTGGAACTTCTCTTGATCTTAATTGTTTGTGCCATTTTAAATCTCCTTAAAAGTTACCAGCATCAATCGTGCTGTTGTTGTCTAAAAAATTTGAATCGTTTGTAAATGCTGATGTATTTGAAGGTGCACTAATTGTAAAATTTGGATAAGTGCCAGTAACAGCAGCTGTGCCTGATTGAGATAAAACAACGGTTTTATCAGATATTTCTTCTAAAGCAGCTTTATTTATTCTTAAACCAACATCTATTCCATTATTATGTGAAGATGCCGTAGTTCCATCCTGTCCTCTTACAGCTGTAAAATTAGTTCCACTCACTGCTGTTATTTTTACTATTTCAGAATTTATTCCAGTACCTAGTGTTGCAAAAAAGAACTCACTTCCTGTAATTGACGGAAACGAAGATACATTAGCTACAGGTATAGTAGTATCCGATGAGCTAATACTTGATGTGATAGTAGTCTGAGCTAGGTTTGCAAATTTAATACTCATCTGATTAACCCGCTGTTACTATCCAGTTTGTTGAAATAGTATCTAACTCTTCTTTTGTAACTGTATTAAAGCGAACAGAACACAACATAATTCCACCAGAAGCTGCATTAAATATCGCTGCTCCTGAAACAGATACAGTTCCAGAAGGTGTTCCTGAAACAAAATTAGCTACATAAGTAATCTCGTTGCCTGACGAGATGGATGAAGTTAACCCCACTCTAGCAATCTCTGAGGGAAGAGTTGTGTCTGACGAAGATGCGGCAGTGCTGGAAGAACCAATAGCCATATGACTCATCAAATTCGTTGATGATGAGGTCATGCGATTAGTTATATATTCTTTGCCAGCGTCAGTAACTACGTTATTGACTGACCTAGTTTCTTTTACGTTACCATCTGAATCAATAACTTGAAGATGAACATAACCTTTAAATGCAAGATTATCTTTAGGCATACACTCTCCACGGCAAATAAAATCTAATCCATGAAAAATGCAATGCTTCTATTATATATTTATTATCAACCATTTAAAAGCGGCTGTCCTACAAGCGCACTATTAAGTAGTGAGTTGTTTTGCAACAAAATAACAGTTGCATTGTCAGAAAAAGTTACAAAATCTCTAAATGCTAAAATCTCAGGATTTGCATTTAATTCAATATTATCTAAAAATAATCTTCTATGAGATGTGGTAAAAAATAAATTTCTAAAAAATAAGCCATGATTAGGGTCAACTAATGAAGGCACTACTACTTTTACGTGATTTACTGATGCATATATCTCCTTAACATTTACATCAGAATAAAGAGATTTATGCTGTATTAATGATGCAGACGCATCAAGTTTACGAAAGACAATGCTCGCATATAATTTGCGATAATTAATAATTCCGCGAATAGCCATATGCTATCAGCCAAATTGTGATCGCACTTTGAACTTAATTAAATCAACTACTGTTTGAGTTCTTGAGCTAGAATCAGTAAATTCAATTTCACCTTCCAAAATACCAGAATTTGCTAGTGTGCTTGAGCTAAATAAAAATGTTACCAATCCTCCTGATGCATTTGTAATTGTTCCAACTATTGTATCAATGAGAGTTGTCTTACCTACTTCTCTTACTCTCATACGAACAGATCCACTAGTTAAATCTAAAGGAGCAAAAGTAGATGGATCATCTGCATCTAAAACTTGTCCTGATGCGGCAGTATTAGAATCTTTCAAAGCAACGGATAATTCTGGTAATTGATCATTTTGAACTAGCTCGATTGTTGTTAAATATGCCATTAAATAAACTCCCTAAATTTGCAAGTTAAAGAACCTCCTCCATAGCCATACTTAACTTGCCTTGCGACTCTTCCAACACCTCTGTCAAATAACCTTTTATTATCTGAAGCAGCTGCTGGATTTGAAAATGGTTGACCTGACATCATTTGCAAACGATACAAAGAACCATGAACAATAATTTCTCTATTCTCTTTGCCAAAAGTATCTGGTATTGAGGTGCTCGACGATGTGGGCTTGACGCTATACAAAACTCTATACGAATCATTCGCATCTGGAATCGGTGCCAAAAAGAAAGCATCGTTATCTCTTTGCGAATATGTTGATGGAGATCCTTGAGTTTGCTCATCTCCTAATTTATGAATAAGATCAGTGTAACTAACAGGCTTTAATCTTGTTGAATCTCTAAAAATATCGATAATATGATTAAGCTCAGTACCTAGTGGTAAAGAAACTTCATACTCATTTATGCCTTTAATGATTGTCACAAATTCAGGCTCTGGTTTGTATATGTCAGTTCTTTGACAAAAATCAATAACAGAGTCTCTTACTGCCCTTTCAATCATGAAATCTGGACAACCTTGAACTTCTGGCCTTATAAATAAATTAAAATCTGAATATTTCACTATCTCACCGCCATTGAAGTGCTAGGTATTGGAGTCAACACAGTATCAGCCTGAGTTTTTACACCGATTGAGTTAGAAAAACTTTGATAATGCATCATTGCTTTTTGTGCATTTCCAGCAAACTCAGCATCTTTTTGATATGCCCTATACATCATGTAATCCAATATTGTATTTGCATAGATATCATCTAAAGTTATTGTTTGCGTATCATTTGTAAAGTCTGAAATAGTTACATCCGTTGGTGATTTGCTATAAATAATTTCGATAGTATGCGTACCGCTGACAGCTTTTGGATAAACATAATAATTTTTAGGATCACTACCGTCATAGATGTAGTTTTCTATTTTATTGACTCCAGCTGTAGATTCGTGCCAATTAGGAAGTGACTCATCAAGTATCTTTCTATCAACTTGAGTGATACTTCTTCCGTTTTGATTTCTTACAATATCGATAAGCCTTAAACCATTTGAAGGTAAAGACTGCTTGCTACCTGTCGCTAAACTTTGATTTTCATTAATCATATTAGCATCAGGTCTTTGAAGAACTATTTCACGTTGAGCGTCATTAAAAAACTTTAAAAGCTCGGCATTTGGGAAACGAGTATGCGTAGCATCTTGCAATAAGATACTAGCTCGATCCAAAACATCTATAACCTTAATAGTTGCCATCTTACTCCTCCCATTCAATTACTTGTAAATCAGGATCACCAGCGAACAGTTCGTGATAATCAAATTCATTTCCAGTAATTACATTCCTCACTCTTTTGGGTTTTAATTTTGGGATCTCTTTTTTGGGATCCTTTTTTTCTTTCTCCAGTCTTGCTATTTGATCTTGTAGTTGAGAAAGCGTTAATCTTCTATCCAGTTTTACATCAAAATCTTTTAAAGCCTTTTTGTACAAATCATCTTTCTTAGTCATAAATATCCTTATAAAAGGGGGATAACGCTCCCCCAAGGCGTTGCTCTCGGAAGCAAAATTAAGCAGTTATACTTTCCACTTACCAACTACCATTGCGTCAGGCACAACAATCTTTGATCCGAAAACCTTAAGTCCTCGAACCGCTGATCCAAATGTGCTTTCTAAACGGACAGTTTCAGTGTTAGTGAACTGACTTGCGAAACAGAGTGCTTTTGGATGACCAGCTAGGATATGTGTATATCCATTGTCGGTTCCAGAAGCCGCTGTAAATAGCATATTAGATTGATAAATAGTGAACCTATCTACCATTCCAACCTGACCATTTCGCAATGGAGATGTAGCATCTCCTGTCAAATAAGCCTGTCGCAATTCTGTTTGCTTTAACAAAGAAACAAAAGTTGGCGATAGAACCATGTATCTTCCCTCTTCGGGAATGTTCAACTCGTCAAGAGCTTTACCAGCTTCTAAAATCTTTGTTAAGACATTAGATGTAGTAATAGTCGTTTGACCTTGAACCGTGGTTGCACCTGTAATAGATGAAGCCAATACATTAGTTTCTACAGCGACTCTCATTTGCTCTGCGGCATCAGTAGTTGCGGCATCAAGCATATTGATATCAGACTGCGCTTCAAGCACATCATCCATTTTGAATGAGTAATACTTGGCTTTGTCAATCAACAATTCTACTTTAGCAGTAGTAAGCTCTTGGTTTGTAATAGAACCTGTGTAATCGTTAATTGAAATTGTAGGTACAGTTCTGATGACAACTTTTTCTCCTTGACCAGAGATTTCTCCCTCGTAGTCTGTGTTCGATATTGCTGGCAAAACAGAAGATGAATAAAACTTAGCTTGCAACAATTTCGAGAAGACTTCAGGGATAAAGTTGACTTCAGAGGTAGTACCTGTGCTAAAAAATGAAAAAGACATACGTCACCTCTATAATTTATCTGCGAATTTTTCCGCCTTCCATAGCTGACAATATCTGATCAGTATTTTTGAGGAAATCCTCATTAGACATTTTCTTGATATCATCAACAGTCCAGCTTCTTTTATCGCCTTTAACTTGTGACTTTCGAGCTTTAGGCATCTTAGGTTCTGCAACCTGTTTTGCTCGCTCCAAAGTCTCCCGTTGCGGTTCGATTGTTTGATTGTTGATTCCAGTTTCAGCTTTATATCTACTTAAAACAGTGTTCACATCATTTGACGATCCTGAACTAACCCACTCTTTTGTCATTGCATCTTGAACTTCAAGCCAGTTTTCCCAATCCGAACTACTTGCTATTTCATTAACGTCTGGATGTGCATCAGCAATCCGCTGGAAATGAGCAGTCTCCAGTTCTTTCTGCCTTGACTCTTGAGCAGCTGCCTCTTGTTTAGATAAAGCATCTTTGGTCTTCTCAATCTCTGACTGCGTTTTTTTCAACTCATTCAAAATCGGTACAGCTAAATCAGGATACTCCTCTTTGAGTTTCTCGATTACCGATGGATCAGTTTTAATTTCAGCAGCCTGACTCTGCAAATCATTTACCTTTTTGGTAAGGTCAGCATTAATCCTTCTCAAATCAGCTGCCTCTTGAGTTGCTTTCGTCATTTTTGCCTGTGCGCCTTTCATAGCTCTTTCAGCTTTTTCAATTTTTGATAAAGCCGACTTTAATTCAGAATCAGCACCGCTTTCTGATTCTTCCTCTGTATCCTCTATCTGCTCTTGAGTCTCCACCGTATCCTGAGGTTCGGGGGTTTCTACTTGCTCATCTTGCTTTTCCTCCAGAGTGTCGGATGCCTCCGTTTCTTTTGGTTTAGCCGTCTTTTGCTCGTACAACTCTTTAGCTTCTGCTATCAATTTGTCAGGGTCATTGTTTGCCATGTTTTTATCCTCTGGAGCCTTATGGTATTCCTTTGGTTAATTTAATAGTCATCGGTATTCCCTTTCGAGAGTCGTGACTTCTCTAGCAACGCTTTCGCGCTATCTTCAAGTTCAAGCAAGAATCTCAATTCCTGTAGTCTTCCTTGCTCAAACCTAAAATTTTTTTCATCAGCCGCTTCTAAACGACCTTGTGCATCATCGAATCGGGATTGCACCAGCTCTATTAACAGGTTCCATTCCTGATTCGTTCTCATTCTCAGGATTGCTTGCGCTTGCTGCTGCGAGCATTTGAGCTTGGAGTGCTGCTTGCTGTTGTTGCTCAATTTCGATTTGCTCCTTTGTCTTAATAATTCCGTCTGGATCTATTTCCATAGCCTTAGCGACTTCTCTCAATAACTGCTGTCTATTAACTAACTGCTGATCTTCAGGCGTTGTTAATAAAGATAGGAATTGAAGTAATCTTTGACTCTGTATTTCTTTCTGAATCAAAGCAGTGCTTCCTCTAGCTACGATCCTAAGATCACCTTTTGCTTTTTGATTTGAAGAAAACTCCATATTGAAATGAAATAAAGCTCTCATCATCGGTTCAATCAAAAAGTCATCAATATTTTTTATTGTGCTTTTGAGGCTTTGGTTTGCAGCGCCCATAAGCATTGACATACCAGTAGCAGTCTTATTTAGGTTTCGACCCATTTCACCATGCGTATAGGAGGGCAATGAGGTTGTTTCATCAGCAAAACGCCTAAACAACTCAATAATCTGATTTAATCCGTTTGCATTTGCTACAGGCTGATACCATCTCACAGCTGGCATAGAACCATCGCCACCCTCCCGCAAAAATACTTTCCAAGGATGTATGTCTGTGGGATCTTCTCCAGCTGCTAATAAATCAGTGTTTACTTCAACCATTGGTGCGCTAGATAAAGCCATGTTATCTAACCAAATTCGTGTTGCTGCATTCATGGTTGTCTGGCTATCTCTCATCATTCTAGGTACACCTGTACCCCAAAATTGATGCGGAGCTTTTTCATAAGGAAATATGTGGTAAGGAATTTTGTAACCCATTACTGGATTCAACATAATCTTTATTACTTTTCCATCACAAAACCAAACGCAAGCACTGTAATCTTCTGATTTGTCAGTGTCTTCAGGCATCTCAATACCATGTTCTTCAAGGTCATATCCATTGATATCACCCCAGTATTCAAATACTTCGTAACGTCCAGACTCACCAGCTAACTCATTAATGCCAGCCATTCTTCTGCGATCTCTTTCATGGTCTTCTTCCTGATGATTCCCATGCTTTTGAACTTTTAAAATATATTTAATCATTCCGCTATCAAACATGGGTCTATCAGCAAGATCTCTAAACTGTCTTCTGGTTAAAACGTGCCTCCTAAATAAACCATCGCAGTTTTCTAAATCGGTGCAATAAGGATCTGGATACAAATCAAATATAGATACTGATTCAACCTCAGGCGCTACGGTTTCAATTTGAGATAAAACAAATCTCATCTCACCTGTTTCTGGGTCTTGAATTTGAGAATAAGATTGTTTTTCATCTATGCGAACAGTTCCCGCTTTTACCGCGCCAGAACCGTAGATACAACTTTCAAGAATTGCCTCTTTTAATTTTTGCTCGGCATTCGCTTCAACTAACTGATCTTGAATATCTGTAGTCATGTGATGAGCGGCATCTTTTGCTAATCTTTCTTCAGCTAACTTAAAGTCATCTTCAAGCTCTTGCATACGAGCCATCATCAAGTCTTCATTTTGCGTGATATCCATTCCAGATGCGGCTGCGACTTGCTGCATTGCAAGTTCTCTAAACTGAGCAGCTTTAAGAGGGTCTATTTCTGGAACAGGAGTCGGGCTAACGGTAAAGAATATTTCGCCATGTTGAAATAACAAATCAACAATTCGAGAATAGGCCGCCATTACTTTAGTTCTTGTAAGACCTACAAAAACTTTTGAGCGGAATCCAGCTTCTCTAAGTCGGGCTAAAACATCGGGTTCGTACTGACCAACAAATTGACGAAAATCTCTAAGCCACTCGTCCTCAGTTTCTCTTCGAGCGTCTTTATATTCTTCGTAAGTATGGGCTAATCTATCACCCAAGGACTGAATGCCTTGGTCTTGGATACCATCTTCGTTTTCTACATCATCTTTTTCTATCATCAATATCCCGCAATCGGATCAACAGACTTATACTTTTTAGGAACAAGTCTGTGCCTCGGTCGAGGCATACTAGCTAATCCATGCAGAGCTATTGCATAACTGATACATCGGTCATCATAACACCCTTGTTGAGCGTTAAAACTTCCTTTGTCATCAATTATATACGTTCTTAACTCGTTTACCAACTCTATATCAGCAATACCTGATTCTGATTGCCTAAGTAACGCTGCTAAACCGTCAATTATTAAAGGTTTTGTCTTAGATGTAGTAAGAAATCCCCCGCGTTTTGTAAGTTTATCGCCATATGCACCGTCAACAGAAGACTCAATATATAAATTAGAATAATCAAGTTCTTGAAGCCTTCTAAGGGTAGTAAGGCCGTGATTATTTCTTTCCACGATAATGTACGCACTATTGAACCTACGCCCCAATTCAAATAACAAATTACCAAATTCAAAAGGATCAATATGACCATGCCAACAAGCCACTTGCCTCCCTAAATCGTCCAACACTTGAGCGCACGAATAATCTCCGTAAGATAATCCTTCAGCAACATCTGCTGATAAAACAAAATTTTGATCTAATTGCGGTGTATGCCACTCTTTGTAGCGACCATCAGACCTTGCTTGTAATTCTGAATTTCTAAACTCACCAATAAAATCTGGTGTGTAACAATTCTCTTCAGCCACACTCAAACACTTTGCCTCAACAAAACATCTACCTGATGCTAAGAATGCATGATGTACTGTGCTTGGGTACTCTTGATCAAATAAGTCTGTACCGCCAAGCTCATCTAACTTTGCTCTACGAAAACAGATTTGAGCATCTGTTAATTTATATTTTTCTTTTAACCTGTATTCTTCAGGAGTAATTTCAAAGTATCGACTTGGTTTTTTTTGATACTCCGACATAATGAACCAAGGAACGAAACAAGTTATCCATTCTGTTTCACCTCTTTGCGACTTCATTACTTGATCATAAAACCAACCACCAACTCCATTTGCCGTACTTTCTAAAACTACTTCAGAACCGCTACCACCTACTGTTTGCAAAAGACCCGCAACAATGTCTGAGCCAGCTGGGTAGTAAGCAACCTCAGATCCATGAATAAATCTATTTGTTTGGCCTCGACCTGTTTGTGTAGATCGAGCAGTTCCGACTCTGTACCTAGAATTTATTTTGTCAAACACCAACATAGAGGATGAGCTTGACTGTAAATCTGGTTTAAATGCTGGGTGCGGTATATTTTCATAGAAATACCGAACCATATTAAAAATCGCTGTGGTTGATTCCGCTAAATGAGACAGAACAAACGCATTTGCATTCCGAGTTTGCGTTACTTTCCAAAAATTTCTACCCTGCGCATAGGTTGAAATGCCTGTTTGACGGGCTTTTAGTATCAAAGCACGTATATTTCCTTGCTCTTTAAGCTGTTTTTCTAGCTTTTCATGCACATAAATCTGGGCTGGATTGAGCTTAAATGGTAGCGATTCACCCTCTTTTGACACGATTTTGAGTATATTATTCGCGTAAAATGGGAATGACTGCTTACATTTCCTTGCAACGTCTTCAAGATTCACTGTTATTAACTATCGCCCTAGCCCACCAGACCAATATATCATCTGTAAGTTCGTTTCTAATCATGTTTGCTCTTACACAAACAAGCCGACAATTACCTTTTTTATACCCTAGCGATGTATCTATCCTGTCAATACTGATAGCAAAATCAGGAAATTCATCTGTATGATGCATAGGAAAGCCAGTTAAAGCACACTTCCCTTTTTGCCTATCATGCAGATCAACCAAATGCTCTATATTTATATCAATATCGAACTTGTACTTTTTGCACCTTGTTTTTGCATCATTCAGTTTTTTCTTTAAAAAATTCTGATAGCTAGAATTATGAAAAACTCTGACCTGTGCTCTTTTGCAAGATTTACAAGCCCTTCTATTTTTTTCAAAATCGGTTCTAGGTTTTACAATCCCGCATATGGTGCATTGCTTATTACCAGTTTCCATTGAGATCCTTTAGTAAGTTTTTCAAACTCCTTGATTGCATCTCTAC